CCCAGCTCATCCGCTGAGAGCTTTGATTCTAGCCAACTGTGGACACGAAGCAGTCGATCCTGGCCGTGATCGCCCAGCTTGGCAATCTCCGATTCAACGTCCGGCATATTGCTGACCTCGATGCCGACGTACTCATTCAGCGCCTTATCGAAAGTGTCCTGCGTCATGCCTTGCTCTTTGGCAAAACCAGAGAACCAGCTAATCAGAGGGTCGTCTTTTCCAAAATCAAGCTCGACATTCTCAGGCAGCTTTAAGTCTTCAGACAGATTAATCTCGTATTCTTCGGGCGCTCCTGCGCGCATTTCCGCATGAATTTCAGCTTTCAGCACATCGGTCTTTTCACGGAATTTACCCTCAAGCTCAGTGAAAGACTTCGCCATAACTTCAGCACGAGGTGATTTTAAGTCGGGATTCCAGAACTTCTCTGGCAGCCAGTCGGGTCGCCCTTCAGGATCGCTGCCGCCAAGAGGCTTCGCAGGTTCCTCAGATTCCTCAATTCCCGTAGGGTCGGGACGGGAATCATCTGGGATAGACTCACCACCGGAAGGTGCAGGTGTTTCACGTGGAACGAACAGCCAAAGTAACTTCAATAAATATTTCATGGTTTCTTTTCCTCACCGTCTTTGATTCTTGTGGATATAACGCCCATCAGCCAACGAGCGCCTTCTTGATACGAATAGGTATTCTCAGGCAAGCCCGGTTCCAAAACCCGATTCGTAGTTACAGACTTGAGATAGTTGAGCGCCTTTTGACCAGCAGCACTGGCAAAGATAATTGAAAAGCACTCATTAATCTCACGCTCAACCTTGGGTGGTCGGCGCATTCCATCTGGCCCAACATACTGCTTTGCTCTTGATCGTGGTGTTTTCTTACTCGGTCTTAGGTCTTTACCTATTCCATCTTCACTCATTGCCCAATTTCAGCCTGAGCTGGCAATCCTCCCGGCACAGTTTCTTGCTGTGCTTGTGCCGCTTCTGCCGCGCCCTGCATCATCCTCTCTCGTTCGCCCTCACTGCGTACCAACTTCTGTGGTACTTCCCACTTGGCCTGCAACTCATCAACTAAAACATCGTGGTCAAGATAAAGTTGCCCACCTTGCGGCCCAACCATTCCAATGACATCACCCGCGAAGCCGCGGATTCTCTCAATTTCCTCAAACTTCTGCGCCCTGGCAAGCGGCGACTTGGCAATGATCCGTACTTCACGGCCATCGACCTTCGGCATTTCCAGTATGCCTTGACGAGTCAGCAACCAAACGATGCGCTGGATCATCTTGTCCAGCCATTCAACCTTTAGACGCCCGCTTGGTCCCGCCGTCTGCTCTGCAAGATCCTGCATCCGAGCTTGGATTTCTGTAGCAGATCGTGGGGTTTGATTCAGAGGGCCGAGGTTTTGTGCAAAGAGGGCTTTACGAATGTTCTCTTGCTGTTGGGACAGTACGATGTCTGCGACGTTGAAGTTACTCGGAGAGTCGGTTCGTTCAAGTCCTCGGGAGTCAGGAGGTCGTGCATACACCGCGCCCGGTACGATCTCCACGTTATCGACGTTGATTGATCCGTCGTCGTCCACTTGCCAAAGGCCAGATATAGCCATCTGGGAATTTTCAAGAATCATCTCCGTCACAAGGTTGGTGGTTCGGATAGCAGGTAGGGCAGATACCAATGGGCCACGGCCATAGACTTCACCAGCGGCCACACTCCATCGAGGCGTAACGTATGGGCGGGCGCCAAGGCCACGCTCATAATCATCAATCACTAACGATTTATCTTCACCCGCTACTATCTGATAGCAATACTCAGGGGTACGCTTTTCAGACCAGTTACGATAGCTGGCCTCAACCAGATTTGTTTCAGCGTCAGGATCACCATCAGCCTTTGCTTGCAGCGCATCACTGATCTTGGCATCAGGCCAGATATACTTGATGTCATTGATCTTGGTTTTGTAACGAACGCGGAATACACCGTCGACTTCACGGTTCGGGCCACCTACATCCCAAAAGGTTTGACATTGCGGTACACATTTGAAGCTCAATAGCTTGCCGTCAATGCCATCATCAATGATAAGCGTAGACCAACCGATCGCAATATCCGTCAGGACTTCCTGTGCTTCATTGACAAAGTTGGAATTGACAATGGCATCCCAGATAAACGCACCCACAACATCAAGCTGCTCTTGTAGCTGCTTTCGCTCTTGCGGATCTTGGATTTCTGGCCCCGGTTCGAGCCTGAACCACATGAGATGCGCCGGGATAACGCCTTGATGGATGCGAGAAACAAAGTCAGCAAGCGATACCAGCGCAGTCTCATCGAAGATTTCTTCGTTGCGCTCCTCACCGGGAGTTGTTTCGTAAAAGCCTTCGCGAGCCGGCAGCACAAGATCGTAAATATCCTGCCATAAGTCTTCCCAGTTGGATCGCCCTTGCTTTGCTTTAGAAAAGCGCTTGAGAAGTTGAGGGCCAGTTAGCTTCATTGGAAATACCTAGCGCCGCCTGGATGTCTACCGCCGCCACCGCCAGCACCACCGCCAGCAATAGAGCCAGCACCACCGATAGGTAAAGAACTACCACCTGAGCTGCCGCCACCGCCAGCACCTTTGGGGAATCCTTTGAATCCTCCCGACAGCAACGAGAACATTCCACGCAATTTCTTGCGAAAGGCTATGTTGTCACTGAATGCTCTGGTTGTTTGGCGGGCATTCTCAACGCGAAGCTGCTTCTCACGCTCAATAGCGATCCTCTCAAGCTCTTGTGATTCCGCTGATTGCTTTGGTTTACTACCCATCTCACGCGTCCCTCCATGAAAAGACGACCTCACCGCCAGATTTCAGAAGTCTACGATATAAACCGAACGGTGTCAGTATTACGGAGTTTCCGAGGCCGAGGTATCGACTAATAATATTGCTGCAATAGGTGACGAGTCCACCTTTATCTTCAGACCTGGACGGTGCGGTGAACTTCACCACTGTACCCTTGGATGCTTGCATAGCTCTCATAAATGACTCGACCTCGAAGTCAAACAAGATCGTGAAATCAGTCCGAGATTGCCGCCAATCCACCATTATCCAGCGATTTGTCCACTCACACCACTGCAAAACAAAGCAATGCCGGAAGCCTTCACGGGTTCTGAACGCCCAATCCCACCAGTTACGCTCATCTCGATCAATGAAATAAATCAGATAGTCGAACGAGTTGAAGTCTTCGCGCGTTTTTTCTTCCCGAATACCGACCATTTTGTCTTCGCTTTGCCCTTCGGTGCGCTGTTTGTGCGGCTCTGTGTTAATGCCCGCCCCTCGCCAGCACCCAAGAATAGATATTGTAGAGCATCGTGCGGATGCGAATATTTGTTTTTGACGGGACTATTTTCGTATCGAGGAGCGCCACTTGATGAGATACGCCGATAGCAGTATCCAGCTCGAAAACCTTTGACCAAGTAGTTGCAATCGGGTGATATGACCACTCCGGGTTCGCCGTCAACCATGCGGTCAAGTACGGCCTTAACCGTTTCGATTCGGATTGTTGGATCATTTGATGGCAGCGGCGCAGGATAGGCTTCGACTCCGTTTGCTTTAAGTATTTGAAACGGGGACTTCTTATCTTCGCGAGCACTCGACCGGATCGAACCAGACGGATCTCCGTAAATTTTGAATTGTTGTCTTTCATCGCACAGTAACTCACTCAAGGTTGTCTTAATAACGCGGGCAAACTCTGGCAGCGACATATCCTCGGGAACGACTTCACGAATGATATGCCATTGGCCGTGGCCTGATCGCTGTCCAAATACTGCCGCAGGGAAAAATCCAAAATCAAGACCGACCCAGATGGTTCGACCGGGCATGACGTTGAGAGGATCTTTCGCTTTGTGGGTTTCATCGTTATAACTCGGATAGACGGTGCGGCCTTCACTGACCGTTCCCAAGCGGTTCATCACATAGACATCAATCCAGTCTTTTGACTTACCTGTGATGATTTTCTTGTAATACTCAGGCGTAAGGTTCTTTCTGTTCTCAGCAAGTTCACTGAACTGGTAGGCAGTGACATTGCCTTCCTGATCTTTATCTTCTGTGAGTGCTGGCGGCTGCGTAAAGAACTTCCAGCCTTCAGGTCTTCTCAGCATCAGCGCTTCTTGCTCGGATATGAACTCAGGCAAGGGTGCATCACCCGACATTATCGCCCACCAATGATCGTCTTCAGGGGCGTTGGTATCTGCAATCATGCCGTACCAGCTTGGCCCACCTTCACGCATGGATGGAAAGCGGCCAACACGCATGGTGCAGGCATCGATGATGGCCTTGGGCATTTCTCTGGCTTCGTTTGCCCATATTCCCGTTAGTTCTAAGGACAGCAGTTTACGAATATCGTCCTCAGAATCGAGCGCCAAGAAGATCACCTCAAGGTCGATGTCTCCAACCATGATGTGATGCGTAAAAGGTACGCCCCAACGGAACTTGCCGTAGGTATCTTCGGGAAACCAGTCGAGCCAGGTTTTAATCGTTGTGGTTTTTAGCTGTGGCCCAGTGTTTCGTATCACTGCCCAGCGGGAGCGTCGTATGCCCTTCTCATTCGGCTCTTGTTGCAGAGCGCGCCGGAACACTTCGACTGCTGATCCTACTGATTTACCCGAACCAACTGGCCCACGGATACCACGGAAGAACGAATCGTCCTTCATAAACTCTTTGAGGACAAGGCCATCAGGCTTGTATTTGAAGCTAGTCAGAATCTTCTCTCAACAAGGGTTTTCCATTAAGACCCTCGATTCTGGACGGCATGAAGAACTTCTTTTCACTGAGGAAGCCGCGGCTCTCACCCATCTCTTTCAGGGTATCCACGGTAGACGGCAAAAGGGAATCAATCAGTTTGTCGCACTCGCGATCCGTGAATAACTCTTTCACCATTGCAGGCGATAGCCCTTCTTCCTTGCCATACACCTTGCGAACAATGCCTCGAAGCTGCTCCAGCTCGTGCTTCTTCAGTTTGTGTAGGTTCTCACCCGGCATTGGGTTTTTCCTCTACATACAGTCGGCGGCTTGGGCTCCAATACGCAAACATATTCGCATCCCATACCCAATCGTCGCCAAGAGCTTTCGT